ATTAAATGAATTACCAGTAGCAGACAGCAGTAACCCTTTCGACCTCACAACTGAGGTATTGGATAAAAGCGGAGAAAGCAAACAAGCTGGTTTGGCTGCTATGCTACCTTATGCAGAGGATCAATGTAGTTATGGCGTAGAATTAGATGTAACAGTATCTTCTTCGGTTCTTACCCGTACTGGCAATATGACACTGCATAAAACATTGCCAATTCAAAGCAAGATGAAAGGGTGTTTGCTATCAGATGAAGGCAAGGTTATTGAATACCTAAACCCTACCAACTGGAAAGCGCATAAAAGGGATGGTTCCAATGGTATGGTTATGGTGGAAATCCCTGCTCACTGGAGAAGATTTTATACCAATGGAAACAAAAGAGGTGTACGAATCAGTGAATACCCGATACCTGGTTATCATTTCGTAAAGAAATGCTATATCTCGGCTTATGAGGCAACAATCCAACGTAGCACTGGTAAACTGGCTTCTGTAGTAAATACTTCGGCTGATTACAGAGGTGGTAATAACCAAGCAGATTGGGATGCTTTGCCTAAATCCCAATTAGGCAAGCCAGCTACATCTACGAGTAGAACAAACTTTCGTGCTGCTGCTCGTAAAAGGGGAGCTGGTACGCAATGGAACTGCATGGACTATAACGCTTATATCACTTTGGCATGGCTCTATTACATAGAGTATGGAAACCTTAACTGCCAGTTGGCTTTCAATGCCCAGAAAGATAGCAACGGGTATGCTCAGGGTGGTTTGGGTAATGGTGTAACTACATGGGATGGTACAAAGTGGAACAATTTTAGTGGTTATTATCCTATTATTCCTTGCGGTACGAGTGATGAATTGGGAAATGCTTCTGGTGAAGTAGCTTACACTTTAGAGAAAGCAGAAGGAGAAAACAGCAAAGTATTTACCGTACCTCGCTATCGTGGTATTGAAAATCCCTTCGGGCACGTCTGGAAGTGGACGGATGGAGTAAATATAGAAGTGAAAACCAATTCAGACGGAGGAACTTCTAAAGTGTATGTTTGCGATGATCCTTCTAAATACAACGATAGTAACTACACAGGCTATACGCTCAGAAGGTTATGCAAAAGAAATGATTTTCGGTGAATTTGGCGATTTGATTGCTTCTGTAGTCGGAGGTGGATCTACTACCTATTGGTGTGATTACTTCTATACCAATATAGGATCTAACGCTCTTAGGGGTGTCCTTTTCGGCGGTCATGCGCTTTATGGCGATCGTGCGGGCTTCGGTTTTGCGGATACGTCTGACGCCCCCTCGAATGCGAATGCGACTGTCGGCTCTCGGCTTTGTTTTATTCCTGAATCGTGAAGCGAGCCAGGTTTAGACTGCAAAACTTAAATGATTAATAAACAAATAAATATAGGTTGGTTGCTGGTGGGTGTCCTTTTCAGCGGTAATACGAATAATGGCGATCATGCAGGCTTCGGTTATGCGAATACGAATAACACCCCCTCGAATACGAATGCGAATGTCAGCTCTCAGCTATGATTTTTCAAAATTAACTCAACATACGAAGCAACGACCTTACCTATTGGTAGAAGATAACATAACTCATAAAGGTGCTGGTAGGGAAACCGAAGGCTCTGAGTACGAAAAACAAAGAATATGAAGAGATTAAGTAATTTATACGAGCAAATTATTTCACTTGACAACTTGCGCCTGGCTGATGAAAAAGCCAGAAAAGGCAAGTTGCGTTCTTATGGTGTCAAACGACACGATAGGAATAGGGAAGCAAACATACTGGCTCTTCACGAATCTTTGAAAAACAAGACTTTTGTAAATTCTAAATATGAGGTATTTATAATCAGAGATCCCAAAGAACGGCTTATTTACCGTTTGCCTTATTATCCTGATAGAATCTTGCACCATGCCATTATGAATATTCTGGAGCCTATATGGGTGTCCTTATTTACAGAAGATACCTATTCTTGCATTAAGGATCGTGGTATTCATAAAGCAGCAGATAAAGTAAAGAAGGCTTTGAAAGAAGATCCAGAACACACTACTTACTGCTTGAAAATGGATATAGTGAAGTTCTATCCAAGTATAGACCATGATATTTTGAAAACAATATTACGGAAGAAAATCAAAGATAAAGATCTGCTTTGGTTGCTTGACGTGATTATAGACAGTGCCGATGGCGTACCCATAGGGAACTATCTAAGTCAGTATTTTGCTAATATTTATCTGGCTTACTTCGATCACTGGATAAAGGAGGTTAAGAAGGTAAGATATTACTTTAGGTATGCAGATGATATTGTGATTTTAGGCGATGATCCTAAACAGCTTCACAAACTCCGTATAGAGATTGAAGAATATCTGCATGACAATTTAAAGCTATCACTTCGTAAAGTGGATCCTAAAACTGGAAAAAAGAAATGGAAGTTTCAAGTATTCAAAATTGATAGCCATAGAGGTATTGATTTTGTCGGGTATGTCTTTTACCATACCCATACCCTTATTCGGAAGGGAATCAAAAAGAACCTATGTAGGAAGGCAGCCAAGCTGAATAAGAAAAAGCACATTTCCGATATGGAATACAAGCAAGTTATTTGCAGTTGGTTTGGCTGGGCTAAATATAGTAATTCTAAGCATCTATTAAAAACAATAATTAAAAAGCAAGTATATGATACACTACGATTTTAAGCCTTCTAAGTTAGAGGCTAACGGGAATGGTTCTTACACATACCGTTGGGATATTCAGGAAGTTCAAGTAGAAAACCATTTTGGAGAAGCTGGAGATAATGGGCAAGCTACAAAATGGACTTGTAACGAAGTTGTTGTTTGGGGAATGGTTACAAATGATAAGCTAAAAAAGGCAGTTATTACCCATTTGTGGGATTCGGATAAAGAAGCCAAGATTATCAATGACTATAACGCTGCCCAGCTCGGTATTCTTACTGAAAAATCAGCTACCAATGATTACAAGGAATATTTGCAAAAGAGAAAAGCTATCAAAGAAATGATAGATAACGATTGTAAGGAACTTAATATTATATTGTGATGAAAAAGTTTAGTGAGTTAGGTGTAACCGTACAAGATGAACGTAAAATGTTCAACTGTAGCCAGGTTTCTATTTCGGATGTGCTGAACTGTGAGATCATTGTAGAAGATTTCATTCCAGATGTAAAGACTTCGCACGGTGAAGGAAGATACCTTGTGAAATTTAAACATAGCAATGGTGCGGATGGTAAGTTTTTCACAAACGCAGCTTCTTTAAAGAAAACTT